GTATAATATTCTTGGCCGGATGTGTCGCCCTTATGCTCACCTTTAGAAACACGAAAAACTCCACTCACTTTTCTAGATGTAAGTTTAATAATGACGTCTGTTGTAATACGGTGATTTAACAACACTTTGATTTTGTAACCTTTAATTTTTTTCTTATCATTTTTTAATTTAGAACCTTTTTCATCCTTCATTTCTTCTTCAACTTCTTCCGGTTCATCTATTAAACCTGTTTCTTTTGAAATATCTAGTCCTAAATTATCTCCTTTGACACGATCTCGTACATATATACGCCCTTTATTAATGTGTAGCTTTGCCTCACAATCCTTCGCAATTTCAGAAACAAGGAACTTAATTTTGCCATTGAGCGCTTTGCCTGAGCGATAAATAAAATCAACAGGTAAATCAATGTCACCAATTGCAAGACCAGCGTCACGTGCAAGTTCTCTTAAAATTAAAGAAGCCGGTGTATTCCTACCATATGTCCGTTTAATAACCGTTTTCGTGTAGTCTAAAGTGCAATCAATACACTTGAATGTTGTGATTTTATCGAGCCCCTCCCATTTGGTTTCTTTTTTCTTTAAAGCTCCACTAAAAATCACTCCACTATCATCAACGTAACCAGCACTTAAAATTGCTTCTTTATTTGCAGCTATGGAATTAATCGTTTCATCCTTAAGGTTATAAACTTGGATGTCAATAGTATCTACTTTATCGTTATCACCGAAAGGAACACTAAATTTTATAGTTAATGGATCCGTAATTTCTCGCCCACTTACTAAAAATGTAGTTTTACGCATGTATAAATTACTCATCTGTTTCACCTACATATAAAAAGACCGTCTCATTCAGATTATCGTAAGTGATACGAGTAGCTGAATTAGCTCGGTCTTTCGGTATAATTTGCACTTTTGGTAACTCAATACTTGTCCTATTTTTGAATAGTGGACGATTCAAAATGAGCTTTTCTCCAACCACAAGAGCCCCACCATTTTTAAATAAATCTATGGTAAAGAAATCATGAGCATGGTTGTAATTGACTTCAAATTCAAAAACCTCACCAGCTAAATCTATTTCAAAAGCATAGGGAATTTCAAGTTTATCAATGTCAATATATTCATCCACTATTTACGCCCCTCCAATCCAGCTAAACCACCGCTAGATGTATTTTTAGGTGGCGTAGTGTATTTAGCTTTATTTGTTTTAGATGCGGTAGAAGGTGTCTTTTTCGTTTGTTGTCGTCCCTTGTTACTTACAGGTTTGGTTTGTTTTTTAACTGGCACTGATACACTTACAAATTTAGCAACCTTAGCTACTTTAATTTGCTTCAGTGTCATTGTAAAAGCATATCCATCTTTAATTTTAGCTTCATAGTCCCGATTAAAGTCTGTAATGACAACATGTTTTAAGGCTGTCATATAGTCATAATCAATGATTTCGCCTTTTTCTCGGTACTCCCTAAGCTTCAACACTTTTTCCTCAGTATCATCGAGTATGATACCTGTTAATGAGATGGTGATAGGATTACTTTTTACATGGTCTGTAATCTGTTCACCATCTTCCAATGCATGATCTGTTGTAGTAGAAGATTCAGGAGTCGAAACTTTTGTGATAACATCAATTAAAACATCCTTAATATATGGCATCCTATCACCACCTACATAATTTGTAACTCCTCGCCTAGTAAGTCGCTAACTACTTCTCGCACTTTTTGTACTATGTCCATTGGATTATCACCTGTAATATTGAAAATAAATTGATGACCTCCACCGCCTGCATTTGGTGCTTGCTGAGTTGTGCCTCCGCCTCCCATGTTCAGTTCTGGTGTGCCATCAGAGTTTTGAGACAACATCCCTGCACTTCGCAAAGCAGATGATTGTTGAGCTGTTAGTACGGTTTCATCTTTATGCAATTCTGCTACATAGCCATCGTAAGGCACTCGTTCTAACCCTGTCGCATGTGATCCACTTATAAAATTACCTACGGCTCCAGCAGCTTTGCCAATTGCTCCACCGATTTTTGAAACCCATTCAGGCGGTTTAAAGTTAGTAATTGCGTTTCTAAAGTCGATAAATTTATCATAGAGCCCTTTGAAAAAGCTCGTTACTGGCTGTATCTTTTGAGACGCCCAATCATAAATACCACCAAATACCTCTTTTGTTTTATCCCACAATTCTCCCGCTTTTACTTTCACCGTGTCCCAGTTTTGATACAGGTAGACCCCTGCTCCTATTAATAAACCAATTGCTG